GTTTCCCAGTCACGATCTTCACTGCCTATCATAATTATACGGAGAACGAACAAAAGGCTTCATAACAACCTCACTTTAACAACTGTTTAAACAACTGAATCCACTTCGCAGAAGAACCAGCAGACTCAAAAAATCTAGACTCCGCTTCCTTCTCAGACATACCCAAACGAGCAGCCTCATTCATAAGACGCTGATACTCAACCAACAGAGGCTGTAACTCACGCAACTGAGCAGTATTCAAATCCTTGACAGTATTATCCTTGATAATACCCTCAGCTTGAGATTCTAATATATTAGCCTCACGCTCCAACTTACGATGAGCGTTAAATGCATTCTCAGCAGAGTAAGGAACAGTAGACTCAATTATCTTAGTCTCGGCATTAGTCTTAGCCGTCTGAGCAGAAACATTCTGAGCAGTAGCCTCCTGAACCTTAACTTGTGCATCCGTTAAACGACGCTGCATAGCAGCATTAGTAGCTGCAATTATCTTAGAAGCAGTATCACGAGTAACTGGCTCTATCCGTGTAGTAGCACCAGAAGCACTAGCACCAGACGGAGCAGAAGCGGCCCCAGAATAAGCAAGCATAGGATTAAGACCAGCAGCTTCCAAATCAGCGACACGACGACGTACCTCCGTATTAGACATACGCTCTTGAAAATCCATCTGCTGACCGACCATTTCTCGCTGAAAATTTATCTGCTTATCAGCTATTCTCTTATTAGCCTTATTAGCAGACTCAGCCGAAAAATAATCCAATACATCACCAACAATCGGCAAAGAACTTAAAAAACCCATATGTCACCTAGAAATGGTCAATAAGACCAGGAACAGAATACATCGGCAATGGCCTTGCAGCACGAATCTCAAACAACGCGTCAAACAAAAATTGCTGACCATTAGCAGAATCACCAACAGCGATGGCGCGCGAAAGTACCTCCCTCGCCGAGTCCTGAATAAACGCGGACGACAAAGTAGGCAAAGCCGTAAACTCTTGAGAAAAATGCCACGGGTCAATAGAACCAGCAGCAGTAGAACGAAACAAACCCGTAATTTCAGAAGGAGTATAGCGATATTCCGCCCAACGCTCCTGATAACCAAAAGTCAAATTATCGTTAGCGTCACCACGAACGTAAATTTCCTTATTCAAAATTGACTGCTCACCTAACATAGCAAAAACCGGAAAATAATAATCATATCGCGTCTGACGCGACCAATGTCGGCGTAGACCCTGCTGATAAGTCAAATCACAACGGACATTCACAATACCGATTACATAACCGTGCTCAGTAAAAGACTGAGTAAAACCATGATCATTGATCACCGCCGTACCAATAGCGGCCAAATTACCCTGCGGAGTATCTGTACCATCAGCAGACGTCGCTGAAGTCTGAGCAACGGGATTAATCGAAACAGAAGTACGACCACCACCGAGATACTCAGGACGCTGTAAACGCGCATCCGGTGACAACACACCAAAGTGAGACCGAATAATCTCGGTATATCGCGTTCCACCACGCGCATCCCGTTCCAAAAGTTTCTGAATCTGAAAACTCTGACGAAGCTGATTAATCGTCACATTTGTAACAGCAGCAAGATCAGCATACATATTCGCTGGAACCATGCCAGCATCATAGGTCACACCAGCAGCCACATTAGTCGTAGACTCAACCATAGCAGTATTAGAACCAGAAGCAAGTCCGCCAATAGCCTTACCAGCCGAATACTGAGTGCCCAAGTCACCTCTAATCCAGTGAACCGGCTCCAAACCAGTACCAGAAATTGTATTAGACAATTGCGTCCTAACCGGAGCATTACCAGAAAGCGGAACAGTTACAGAAGCACCCTTCTGTGTAAATGGTAAAGCAGAAGTAAAATAATCGTGCCGCTTACCACGCCGAAGCATGGTATAAAAAGCGGTATTATCGGGACCATCGCCCGTCAATATAGCAGCAGAAGTCTGTAAATTCTGATCGCGAAACCACTCATTGTATATCAAATTATACGCACGTAGCGGAAGAACAGAATGAGTAACTTGATTACCAGCACCAACCTGCCCAACAGTTGGAAGACCAAAATAATCCCAAAGCGAGCCAACATCATAACCACCAACAGGTGAAGTCTGCACAGGCACAACATAAGAAATGGAACTGTTTGGGTCAGCCTGCTCACCCATAAACTTTTTCCAATTAGCCCAAACCAGCCGATTTGGAACAAAAAAGAAAAAAGACTCCAGATAAGAATTATCCATTACCGGAAACAAAGGCGTAGCAAGACGAACAAACGCAGTCATCCTAAGATTAAAAGTATCCCCCGGAAGGACCTCTTCACAAAGAACAGGAACAAGATAAGAAGCATCAAAAGTAGTCTTAAGAGTCTTACGCATCAAAAAAGACGAACGAGGAATATCAGCACGTGGAATCATCGCAAAATCGTGCTGAGACGCAGACATATTACGAAACATAGCGTTTTCTCCAGACAAAATTAGTAGAGAAAACATCCATGTACATGTGGGAATCCATCCATGGATTCCCATCAATAAAAACTATTTCTTATTCACAGCATCCTTACCAAGCATCACCTGTTTAGGCATACCAGTCGAAAACTGACCAGTAGAATCATCATAAGTACCCAACAGAAACAAGTCATAGTCATCGGGGTACTTATACATATTGTTATCGTCCGCAGGACGATTAACCTCACTCCTAAAATCACGTTCAGCCAAGCCAACCGAAGGAGCAAAAAACGGACGGCCAAAAGCATCGGCCGCACGATCACGAACAACAAGAACATAAAGAATCATAAATTACTCCAATGTACGACGTTTAAAACTCAAACGCGCGCGCGTTACAGATTCGCGCACACGCAACCGATCATACGTCGAATCAGACGGGTCCGCAAGCATACGCTTACGATACCGGACCAACTCCATGAACTCAGAAGTATCAGGATCAATAACAGATAACCAACGATCATAAGCCTTCGGAGGCTTGACACGCTGACCATTAACAATGATATAATCGTGAGGAAAGGCATCAGCCTTATACTTCAAAAACCAATCGTAACCAATACCAGGTTTAAGTGACATATGACTAAACTCAGCAGGCAAAACGAAAATCTCACCAGTCTCTACATTGACTCGGCTATAGTGCTCGCCCGCCATATCGCCATTGATTTTCTTAGTACAATACCTAGCAATATACGCAGCAGACTCAAAACTAACATCAGCAACCGAACTAAAACCATGAGGCCAAAGTCGCTCAAGGAACTTAGACGTATATATATTAAATCCACTACTCATGCGTTTGTACACAACACGGTCATAGAAGCCATAACCGAAGATAATCGCATGAAAGTGGGGACGCCAATGCAAAGGACCATACTCACCACACATATAGAAACGCACCTTAGGAACTTGCTTCCGAAGACGCTTCATAAACAACTGGAAATCACGATAGTCAAGGACGCCGTTGACCGGCAAAGACTCATCGTTATATGTGAGTGTAATAAACGAATTAGCGTCATGCATCTGCGATTCGTGCATAGCACGCATCGCCCACTGACGCGAACGCTCTAGACGACAACCAATGCATTGACCACAAGGTAACTTGAGATCACGACGAACATTCATGCCCTTACGGGCATGAAAAACTATCTCCCCTGTGACAAGCTGATGCGCGTCCAGGGGAGAAAAACAAGCCATACTAGACTAAAGACGCCAACCACCACGCATAGGCTGATTACGCAAATTAACAGCCTTTGTATGCTGTGTATTGCGCTTGAACTTATGAGCCGACGCAACCTTATTCACATGCTTACGCTTCATAACACCTCCAGAAAAAGTACGCCATGGCAGTATAGCGCGCCTACGGCGCCAAGAAAAAGGGGCCTCCCTGGCCCCTTCAGATCCCCACAGACACCCTCCGGGTGTCACCTAGCACAGTTACATCAAGTGACCACTGTGCTAGGCCTTACCAGAAGGCTTAAGCGGCAATGCGCCGCTCGCCTTCTCCAACTCTCCGACAAGAACCTCAGTCTCCTTAAACGCCTTCAAAACGCGCTTAAGCTTAGCGCGCGCGATGCGCTCAACCGTCGGCAACGAAGTACGTGCAGCATAATCCATAACAGACTCTGCCTCCTTCACCGCAATAGACTGATCTATCAACCGACGACGCGCCAATACCAGCTCATTTTCCAGTACCGTCTTTTCCATCTGACACCTCACGTTTATCACCAACGATCACAACCTCAGACGGCT